TTGGCAGCAGCAATGAGCCCGTCGAGTGTGGTGATTGCCATCAGTTTGCCTCCAGCCAGTCAGCGGCTGCGTTGATCCGTGCCGCGTAGTCGCGCAGCGTTGCCGGTGTCTGCCAGTCGGTGTGGACTTGCACGTAACCCTGGCCGTTGCCCGTATCGACCACGGCAGCGAACTGCACAACGCCATCGACCACATCGGCGTCCGTGCGCCGCGTGCCGATGTCGCTCGGGCCGATGGTCAGGCTCACGCGCTCAGGGCGGTGTAGGTCAGCGAGCTGCAGCTCACGGTGTCACCCGCCGCAACCACCAAGCCGTTGGTCATGTTGATGTCTGACGCGCTGGCCGCGACCGCGCAGTGGATCACCACCGTGCCGCCGTTGGTCTGCAACGTGGCCGCGGCCACCGCGCTGGCGTTGCCCGCCGCGTTGGTGTCGCTGGTGATCGCGTTGGCCGTGGCCGTGCCGCTGACGGCAGCCGGAAACGCCGTTGCGCTCAGGTTCAGCGTGGCCACTACCGTGCCAGGTGCACCAACCGTGCCTGACAGGCGGAAAGCCAACCGACCGTTGGCTCCAATCAGTGCCGTGACGGCATCAGTCGCTGCATTGCGCGCTGCCGTGCTGTGGGTTACTGCCATGTTGCAATTCCTTCAACTTCTCTTCGTCCACAAAACCGACCAGCTCGACCGTCTCGGTCTTGCCAGTCTCAGCGCGCGTGATCTGCAGCGTCAGCCGCAGCTCACCTATCTGTCCTTGCAGCTCAGGCACTGGGCAGCCCTCCCACCGCAGGCATCGCAGGCATCGCCGGAGGCAGGTTGGCCGAGCCCACAAAGGCCGGGTTGTCCTCCTCCTCCACCTCGCGCACCTCAACGATGTCGCCGTTGCCGTCACGCACCGGCACCCGCTTGCGCGGCTTGCTGATGCGCTCCATCAGCGACTGCATCTGCTGCATCTGCGCCGTCTGGCCCTCGGCCGTGCGGTTGGACAAGTCCTGAACCGCGCCCGCCAGGCCCTCGATCTGCGTGGCCGGCTGCTGCAGCGTCATCAGCTGCTGGATCTGCTGGAACTGCGCCGCCATCTGGTCAAACTTGGCCTGCATCTCGACCTTCTGCAGTTCCACCGTCGCCTTCAGCGCCGCGATTTCCTTGTCCTTGGCCGCCTCCATCATGGCGATGCGCTCGTTGGACTGGATCTTCTCCTGCTCGATCTGCGCCTTGATCACCAGGTCAGGCGCCGGCTGCGGCGGCTGCTTGGGCGCCATCAGCTGCTGCTGCATGCCCGCCGCGGCCTGGTCCAGAATCGACTCGATCTGCGTGCTGACGCGGAACTTGCTCACCGCCCACTGCATCATGCGCAGCAGGTACGGCCCGGCCTCGGGCACCTGCTGGGCCATCGGCGCCGTCTGGCTGATGAACGCCCCCAGGCCCTGCATGAACTGCACCGCCGCGTCGCGCTCGGCCGCATAGTCCAGCGCGGCCATGCTGTCGGCCTCGATGGTGATGCGGTACTCGGCCATCTCCTCGTCCTTCAGGAGCTCGATGGCCTGCGGCGCGAACTGGGCATCGGGCGTGCGCTCGATGTTGCTGCGCTTGATGATCGTCTCAGGCTGCCAGTGCTTGCAGATGATCTCGGCCTTGATCCGCAGCGCCTGGCTGATCCAGTCAGCGATGTAGAACTGCATCAGCTGCACCCGCGTGCTGCCGAACTGGGCCTTGATCTGCTGCGCCGCGGCCGTCTCGCTGGCCTTGGAGCTGCCACGCATGATGTCGGAGATGCCCAGCACCTCGTAGATCTGCATGACCTTGTCCTGGCGGTACTGGCGCAGGCGCTCGATCGCGTTGGTGACCTGGTCGATCGGAATCCAGTCCACCTGGCCCTTGATCCCACCGCGCTCAGCGAACAGGGCCCAGTTGTCCACCGGGATCAGCTGGTTCTCAGCGCCCTGCTGGAACACCCGCTGAATGCCCTCGGCCGACTTGTCGTACACACCGACCACCTTGGCCGCGCGCGTCAGCCAGGTGATGCGGGTGTTGATCTCATCGAGCTCGTTGAACTGGTCCTGCGCGAAGATGTAGTCCGCGCGCGGCAGGAAGTTGGAGCTTGTGACGTTGGCCGCCACCGGCTTGGGGCACGGAAAGAACCCATCGAGCTGCAGCGGGTCGTCCTTGACGTCCAGAATGACGTCCGCGCCCTTGGTGTACCAGTAGACCTTGCGGTTTTCCTTGCACCAGATCTCGAAAACCTCAGCCTTCGTCCACGGGTCGTGCTTGACCTCTTGGTCGTTGACGTTGGACTGGCTCTTCGTCTTGCCCAGCGGAACCACCGCGGCGATCTCAGGCCCGAACCGCTCCTCGAGCTGGTCTTTGGTCATGTAGACGCGCCGGCCGACCCACCGCACCTCGCCCCAGGTCCTGGCCGGCGACCAGTAAAAGTCCTCCCAGTAGATGTAGTCGCACGGGGCATCCTCATCCACGATCCGCTCGGCCTCCTGCTCGGGCGCCAGCTCCATGCCCGTCATCGGGTCCAGCTGCGCCGGGATCACGTAGGGCTCGGTCTTGACCTCGTAGCGCAGCCAGATCTGCCCCAGCCCCACCACCAGCCAGTCCTCAATGCCCTGACGGACGTTGGTGTCCCAGTCCGAGGTGTCGTCATCGAAGCCGCGGTTCAGGATCCGCTGCAGCATCGTGCCGGCCACCCGCGCCACGTCGTCCTCAAAGTCCAGGAACGTCCTGCTGACGTCAGCCTTGGGCGGCCTGGCGTACAGCATCGACAGCAGCACCTTCATCGTGGACCAGAACAGGTTGACCTTGCTCTCGTCCTTGCCGTAGGCGTCACGCTTGTCCAGGTAGCGCTGCACAATCTTGCGCGCCTCGTCGTGGAACTTCCTCAGCTCCTGGTCAGCCGCCTCGATCTCAGTGCCCCAGCGCTGGGCAAGGCCCATCGGGCTTGAATCAAAGTCGCTGGCGCTGGTGATCTTGCCTTCGTCCATCAGCCAATCCTTTGTGTGGCCTGCGGGCCCGTATCCCAAATCTGGTCCAAGGTGAACGCGTAATGGGCGCCCCCGATGTTGCGCACTGGGCGGCTCTCATCGTGTTTCGATTTTCCCACCACCGGGCGCGCAGCAAGAGCCAGATACCTGAACGCGTCCGCAGCGTGGCTGTGCTGGTCATGCTTGGGCTTGTTGCGGTAGGTCTGCGTCCTCTCATCCCACTCCCGCATGTACGCCCGCAGGTGCTCCACGCCGTCGTAGGTCGCCTCCTCGTTGAAGTAGCACCGGTTCAGCACCAGACGCGCCGCCTCGATCCCGTCCTGCAGGCTCATCTCCGGCACCAGGCTCGGCCGGATGCCACTTTGGAGAAACTGCTCGATGATCGACTTGCCCGTCTGCAGGCTCTTGGCCTTCGCGTCGTGCGGCAGGTGCACATTGCCAACCTTGTACGGCCTGGACTTCACCCAGTCGATGTAGTGCTGGATGGGCTGGTTGTCGTCCTCCATGAACTCCACCACCCGATACCCGTCAGGCGTCTCCTGCCAGCCCCACCAGCTGCAGCTGTCCGTAAATCCCAGGTCAGCCACCAGGTGCACGGGCATGTCGGATTGCGCAGGGAAGCTGCCGACTCTGTTGAGTCCGTAGATCTCGCTGATCTGCTTGGCGTAGTACGCGCCCGGCACCGCCGCATCGAAGCTGCACTCGTACTCGACCAGGAACGCGTCCTCGGTCATCTGCGCCTTGGCGTCGCGCAGCTCCTCCGGGTGAATGATGTTGGTTTTTGACGCGGGGAGTTCTAGCAACAAGTGGCTCTGCGCATTCAGCCTGGCCTCCTCGCGCAGATTCCAGAACATGTTCTTGCCCGCGGGCGTGCCGGCGAAGATGGCCCAGCCTCTTCTGTCGCTGAGCGCGGGCCGCAGGACGGTGTACCAGGCGGATGGCCGGATCTGGCCCACTTCGTCCAGCACCACACCGTCGAAGTACATGCCCCGCAGCGCGTCGTAGTTGTCCGCGCCCGCGACGTAGATCGTGCTCTCGCCCCCGTGGCCGTTGCTGATCGTGATCTTCAGCTCCGACTCATTCGGCGGCTTGGCCCACAAGTCCTTCGTCAGATCCTTCAGGTAGCCCCACGCCACCCGCTTGGCCTGGTCCCGCTGCGGTGCCAGGTACGCAAACTGCGGCTTGGGCAGCGCCGTCTCGAGCGCGCCGATCACCAGGTCGGCGCACATGGCGACCGTCTTGCCGGCTCTTCTGTGTGCGACGACGACTGTCCAGCGCTTGGTCCGGTTGTGCAGGGGCAGGAAGACCTGGCGCGGCTGGTAGTCCTGCAGCTTCATGCTTTTTCTAGCCTCTGGATTTCTCTGTTGATGTACCAGGCGGCTTTACGCAGGTCCTCGAGGGGGCTTGCGTGCTTGAGGTCGGCGCGCCAGATGTACTTGATGGCGTTGCCGCAGTTGAAGTTGAAGTGCTCCGTGACCTCGATGCACTCAATGCCGCTGGGGTGCTCGGTGTAGTGCGCGGGGTGGTTGATGGGGTCGGGCATGGTGAGGTTGGCGCAACGGGGTTTTGGGGGGTAGGGAATTTGGGCGGGGGGC